ATAAACGGGGCGAGCAGTACAACTATTAACCAACTCTACGGCAGCAAAACAATTATAAGCGACGGGGCGCAGTGGTATATTATAGCCAGCGTTTAATTTGTTAACGACTTAGCTTTAATGTGTTTGTAAATTGCAGGCACTATGGCACAAGCAAGCGCAGACATTATCGCAGGGTCGCAGGGGTTTAAATACCACGCGGCTGCAACCGTTACCAGTGTAAGTTATGACGCGGTGGTACCCACTGAGGACACCGTTTTTACTTCCTTTACAGTTACCCAAGAGAATGGCACCGCCACCAATGTACTAAGTGCAAGGGGTATGTCGGGTATTACTTTTCAGCAGGGGGCGTATTTGCCAGCAGGTAAGGGCAATAAAATTACTGGCTTCATTATTAGCAGCGGCTCCGTAATTGGTTATTAAAAAATGCTAGTAACTCAAAACCTCGGAATTGGCACGCGAGGAACAGCTTACAAAGGTCAGGGCTGGGCTCTGGTTAAGTTGTATAAAGCGCGTGTAACTGCAGACGGTGGCTATTACGAAGGCATCGGCTGCTTACTTCGAAAACTTAACAACTTATAAAAATGAGCGACTTATTAAATCAGGCTAGTTTGGTAATGGTGCCCTCTGGCTATAAAGAGGACACGGTTTATTCGGTAGTACCTAGCGACGGCAGCGGCGACTTATCCTTCACCCGTGCATCCAACGGAACCCGTGTAAATAGTGCGGGATTGGTTGAGGTGGTGCCGTGGAATTTGTTGGAGCAAAGCAACGCATTTTCTACAAGCCCGTGGACTTTAACAAGAGCAACTTTAACAAGTGGACAAAGTGGGTATGACAATACTTCAAATGCTTGGAAATATACCGAAGGAACTTTTACTGCAAGTTTGCCAGTATTAGAACAAAGTTTTACAAGTTCAAGTGAAGTCGAATCATACAATTTTTATCTAAAAGCGGGGACTCGCAATTGGGTTGCGATTTCAGTTCAAGGAACGGGCTATATTTGGATAAACTTAACGGATGGAACAGTTGGAAGTGCGGGAGGCGGAACACCACCGACCGCTACAACTCAATTGGTGGGCAATGGTTGGTATTTAGTTAGTGTTTCAAGTACGGGAACCAAATTCGGAATTAATTTGCACATAACAGATGCAAACAATTCAACATCTTATAATGGTAATGGAACGGGTTTTGTTTATGTTCAAAATGCTCAAAGGAACATCGGCTCAACCGCCAAACCCTATTTCCCCACTACCGACCGCCTAAATGTACCCCGATTAACTTATCAAAATGGTGGCGGGGGGTGTCCGAGTTTGTTGTTGGAGAAGCAGTCGACGAATTTCCAAACATATAGCCAAGATTTTACAAATGTGGCTTGGACAAAATTGGGGCAAGGAGTTGGGGACACCGCAGTCGTAACGGCAAATTATGCAATTTCACCCGACGGAACGCAGAATGCAACAAGGTTTGTTTGCAACTTAAATGGTGGAACTACATCAAGTGATAGAAGTTGGATGATTGCAAGTTTTACCGCACAAGCCACAAGCACAATTTCAATATGGATTAAATTAAATTCAGCGGGTACAAAGACCGTTTTATTGAGCGATTCGGGTGGAGGTACAAAAACTATTAGCGGAACGGATTGGCAAAGAATAGATGCAACTTTTGTCGGTGGGGGTGGTGAATTTAGAATTGGGTTAATTGGCGGAAGTACATCAGACACATTGGATTGTTGTATTTGGGGCGCACAAGCGGAAAGCGGAAGTTACCCCACATCCTACATCCCAACCACATCAGCAAGTGCCACAAGGGTGGCGGATGCTTGTAGCAAGACGGGGATAAGTAGTTTGATAGGGCAGACACAAGGAACTTTGTTTATTGATGTAACCGAAGAAGCCAAAAATGATGGTCGATATATTTTCGTAAGTGATGCAAGTTTTGCCAATAGAATTGTAATTTATCAAAACAGTGGTAGTATAAATGTATATTGCAGTGCGGGTTCGTCATTCAATATAGGATATTCACCACCAGCGGGAAGATTAAAAATTGCATTTGTTTACAAATCAAACGATTATGCCTTATGGGTTAATGGTGTAGAACAAACAACAGTAACCACAGTAAGCGCAGTACCAACGGGATTGAACTCAACGGGCATATCTTCAAGCGAAGGCAACATCGGAACTGCAGAGCCATTAGATACAAGCGTCAACCAAGCCATCCTATTCCCAACCCGCCTAACAAACGCAGAACTTGCATCCTTAACAACTATCTAAAATGATATTCAATAAATACGAGTTCACCCCTACACAATGGGCAACTCTTCGCAAGTTAATAGAAACAACTACAACCACACCCGACGGAACGGAAACAACGAGTTGGGTTGATTGTGCGGTTGTTGAATTGGGATTTATTTGTTTAGAGTGGGGGCAAGTGGATGACAAACCCGTTTGCACAAAGCAGTCCGACAAATGGGCGGTTGACATTCTATTCTATTCAGAACCCCCCGCAAGTTTTGCACCGTTTGAGGTTTTCCCAAAGCCGTGCGGTGTGCATACTTTTTCGGGTGATGACAGCCTTTATTTAAAAACTTTCTGCGCTAAGTACCCAGACTCTGACTATTGCAAACTACCAGAACCTGTAATAAATGAAACAATTTAACAATGACACTACGGCGGCCATTGCTACGGCCATTTCTGGCAGCTCGACTGTCATTCATTTTACGCAAACTTGGCAACCTGTTGCTAGTTTCGCTCTGGCTTTTGTTGGTATTATTTCGGGCCTGTTGGCTATTATTTATTGGAGTAAAAAAATTAACCGCCTCAAGTAATGGCAAAGGCAAACACTACGGCAGCTTGGGCGCCTAAGCCAAAAAAGAAACTAAGGCGGCACACAAAGCACATTAATAAGCATAAGTCATGCAAACCAAGCAGAGGCCAAGGCTAAAGTTTAAAAGTTACTTCGAGCCCACGCCTAAGCGCTTACGGGTTTTAGGTGACAGCATAGCCGCTGCCTCTTTGTTTGTTGCTGGTTTAAACATTGACCACCCTAAACTTATGTTGGCCTGCGGTATAGCGGGCGCTGTTGGTAAATTTGTTACTAACTTTTTTACAGATGAAACGCCTTAAAGACTTCGCGTTAGACTTGTTTCTACTGGCTTGCATAGCCTTTGCAGTTTATGCCCTTTTATTTGCCGTTAAAACGAATAGAAAGCAGCGAGAGCGCTATGTATATGTAAATAGCATTTCAATGCAGCACGACACGCTAGAACGCGTTAAACTTAAATACAAAACATTACGCGACACCCAGCGAATTTTAAATACTAAATATGAAACGCTTTATATTGTGCTTGCTGGTGACACTAGCTGCACAGCAACCCGCCGCTTATTGTCAATGCACAGACTCCTCGACTCTTGCGGCAAGTAATTACTATTTATTAAAAGGCGCTGAGGCTCGCGAGCAGTTAGCGCTGTGCCGTGAATACCGCAAAATTGACAGCGCGGTAATTGCAGAGCAGGACAAAATACAGTCTAAGTTATTGGACGAGTTGCAGGCCAGAGACAAAAAGGTAACACGCTTTAAAAACCTATGCACTATTTTAGCGGCGGTTACTATTGTCGCCCTGCTATTATGAAAACTAACAATGTTTATATAACCCGCTCTAAGTTTGTAGAAAGCAAAACGCTTTTAATTAGTGACTGCCACTGGGACAACCCACATTGCGACCGCGAGCTACTGGCTAAGCATATGCAAGAGGCAGTAGACGGAGGCCACGACATACTTATTAACGGAGATTTATTTTGTTTAATGCAAGGCAAATATGACGGGCGCCGTAGCAAGTCCGACATAAGGCCAGAGCATAACGGCAGCCGCTATTTAGACTTGGTTATAGACACGGCAGTAGAATGGTTTAAACCTTACGCCAAAAACATTAAGGTTATAGGCTACGGCAACCACGAAACTAGTATACTTCGCCACTGTGAAACGGATGTTATAGAGCGCTTTGTAAGTGCTTTAAACGCTGTTACTGGGGCCACTATACAAGTGGGCGGCTATGGTGGCTGGGTAATATGGCAGTATTGCAGTAGCAGCGAAGTTAACATGAGCTATAAACTTAAATACTTTCACGGCTCAGGCGGTGGCGGACCCGTTACAAAAGGTGTAATACAATTTAACCGCATGCAAACAATGGTAGAAGGCGCAGACGCTATTTGGATGGGCCATGTACACGAAAGCACAGAGTTAACCTATACAGTAGAGCGCTTGGACCGTCACAATTCTATAAAACTTAAGGACATTTTAATGATTAGGACCCCGTCCTACAAAGAAGAGTATAACGACGGGCAGGGCGGCTGGCATGTAGAGAGAGGGGCGCCACCAAAGCCACTAGGCGGGCGCTGGTTAATTCTTAAACCTTGCTACAATAGGCACAAAATGGAGGCTCAATATACAATGGAAGCCTACACCTATAAAACCAATTAAGCATGTACAATATAGCACAATTAAAGCGGACTATTACGGGGCTAGGTTACAAATGGTTTGAGGAGGGCGACTATAACCTAAATATAATAGGCGTGCGAAATTCTAGCACTGGCCTTAAAGTTACAAACGCCTTCGACGACGACATAATTTTAGCCTATAAGGTTAAAGACAACTGGGAATTGTTAACCTATAAGTTTACTACTGACAACGGCGCAGGCACGGCACGCCTAAAAGCGGGGCAGTATAGAGGCGCTTACATGTTAGGCCTACACCAAGGCAAGTATAAAGCCCTCAGGCAATGCGGCCCAGTGGTAGTGTATAGAGACTTTAAAAACGACGGGCTCTACCAAGAGGACAGAACCGAGCGCGGCGTGTTTGGTATTAACATACATAAGGCAGGCGTCGATTCTATAAGAGTGGACCGCTGGAGCGAAGGCTGTCAGGTGTTTAAACGCACTCAGGACTTTAACAAATTTATGGCAATATGTGAAATTGCTGCCGAAATATGGGGCAACTCTTTTACCTATACGCTTCTTAATTCTAGCGACATTACGCGTTAAGCAAGTCTAAAATAGGCAGCAGAATGCCTTTGCTGGTGTTGCTGTCACCCCCTTTAACATCGCGCTCAGTGCCAATGTATTTACGAGCTATAATTTTAAGGGTGGGCACACTCACCAAAATGAATATGCCCCTAACCTCAAAACAATAATAGTCTGCTTGCGTAGTTGCAATGCCTGAGCGCTTGCCTCTACTTTCATACTCTACAAAAAACTGCCCAGTTTTATGGGCTCGCTTGTCGCTTTTAACTTCTATGCGCTTGCCGTTTAGTATTAGGCCCAGTTGACCCTCCACCTCATTACCTACCAGTAAGTCAAAACGGAAGTCGCTGTTAAACTGCATTACTTTTTAATAGCCTCGTTAATTGCAGCAACCGCCTTAGGCTCTTCGTGCTGTATGTCTATAACCTCTTCGGTGCTGTGCATGCCCATAGTAATTTCGGGGGCGTAGAGACGGCCAAAGAAAGCCGCTGCACGGTAGCGCATCATTAACTCGGGCATAGTTTTCCACTTACTGCCTGCCTTGTCTACCCAGCCCTCGGCCTTGGCCATGTCCATAGTAACTACTGGACCCTCTAGAGTTTCGCCCGTGGCTTTTTCCTGACAAACCGCTTTAATACCTTTGGCCAAGTCGCCAACAAAGCGCAGGGCAGTGAACTTGCCAGAGCCATTTATAGCCGCTATAATAAACGAACTGCCCCAACTAGGGCGCCCATGTATTATATTTAAATTCTGCATTACCATAAGCGGGCTAGCGCCTATTCGGTTTGCAATTTCCAGCGCTACCA